GCGGGCGCGCTCAGGCTCCACCTCCATCCCGCATCGACCGCAGGTGTAGGTCTTCTTGATGGCCATCACTTCTCCTTGTGGCACTCGCAGGTGCAGATGCAGCACTCGGGAGCGTCCGCCACGACGCACTTGGAGTGCTCCCCCTTCTCGCATGAGATGAACAGGACGTACCCCATCAGTCCTCCTCCGTCGTGGCCGCGATCGTCCACGGCCACTTGAGCATGCGCGTGTCGCCGCACTCGGGGCATTCGAACGGGTACTTCACGCAGATCGAGTCATAGAACGTGTCGATCAGCTCGCCACGGCTACAGTGGACGTCAAGCCGGACGGCCATCAGTCGTGGCATTCGCAGGTGCAGACGAAGGACTCCATCCTTCCGTCCACGAGTGTGGTGACCTTCTCGACGCATCGATTGTGTTCGTTGAGGTAGCAGGCGAAGAACTGGTAGTGCGACGTGTCCATTTGCGTGGACTCCTTCCGATTGTGTAAGATCCTCTTGACACAGACGCCAGGAGGACGCTATGAGCACCACGGTTCTGGTGATCAGCGACATGCAGGTACCTCTGCATGATCGGGAGTTCACCCAGAAGCTCATCAAGGTAGCTGGCTACCTCAAGCCAGACAAGCTCCATTTCATTGGTGACCTCACCGACTCCACCGAGGTGGGTCGGTGGGTCAAGGGGCGGGCAGGAGAGTACTCCGGCCAGCTTCAGGCCGCCTTCGATGAGACGGCAAGCATCGTTGCCCAGTTCCGCAAGGCAGTGGGCGATATCGAAATCACACTTCAGGACAGCAACCATGACGAGCGAACCCGCAAGTACATCGACGAGTACGCTCCCGCCCTGTCCTCGCTGCGGAGCCTCGACTTTGCCGCTCTGGCCGGACTTCGGGCATCCGGAGTGGAGGTGGTGTCGGGAGTGCACCACCTCCTCGAGGACACTCTTTCCGGGCATGGCCACGAAGGACGGTACTCCCAGGTTCCCGGGAAGTACGGACTCGATCGAGTCCTGAAGTACGGGAAGAACTTCGTCTACGGCCACACTCACACCCCGCTCCTGAACTTCACAGCCAAGGGTGCGGGCGACAGCCTGCAGTCCCTGTGGACCATGAACGTGGGCCATGGGATGGACATCACCAAGGCTGACTACCTCACCGAGGACTACGCCACGTGGTGCCAGGCCTTCGGCATCCTCACCTGGGATGGTGAGCACACCCATCCGCAGCTGGTAACCGCCCAGAAGGGGCGGTTCTACCTGGATGACGGGGAGCTGTGGTGACACCCGAAGAGAAGCGCGACAAGATCATCGCTTTCTACACGGACAACCCGGACATGGTGAAGGTCCAGCAGGAAGCTTGGATGGTCCATCTCACGACTGGATGCGATGTCAAGACCGCCGCGCTGAAGGTGTGGGCCAAGTTCCACGAAGAGGAGGGGCATGAATCTCGACCGGCTGATTAACTGGGCTGCGGGTCAGGCCTCCAGGGCCTACCCGCAGATCACCTTCGCTGACACCAAGCAGGAGCTGTGGGCTCACTGCCAGGCGAACCTTCCCCGATTCTTCGACTACATGCAGCGGGGAGAGGAAGGCGAGCGCATCATCCGAGCGGCACTCAATCAGGAGGCCCGCAAGTACGCGATAAGGGAGCGAGAGGCCGTGACCGGGATCTCTTTCGAAGACCAGGCCTGGTACACGCCCAAGGCCATCCGCAGCATCCTGCCCGACGTTTACGAGTACACCAACTGGCAGCTCTTCGGCCAGTCCGACAGTGAGCGCAAGCCCACCGCCATCATCAACGCCACTGGTGACCGGCTCGCCGCCATCATCGACGTGAAGGCGGCGCTGGACAAGATCCTCCCCGACCAGCGTGACCTGCTCCACGAGTACTACCACCTCTCCTGGCCGGTGGACGCCATGTCTGAGGCTCGAGGGATCTCGGTGGCAGCATGCAACAGTCGCATCACAAGGGCCGTGTACGCCGTCAGGGAGGCCCTTGGGGGGCCTCGCCCAAGCGATCCGTACGAAGCTACCAACGGGCAGTTCGACACCCGCTCCAAGGGCCGTAGGGCCATCTCCAACAGCGCCGCACGGCGTGCAACCGAAGGGAACTACTGATGGATCCAAAGTACACGAGCACCGAAGAGGCCTCTCGGATCTTCTACAAGAAGCAGGCGACCGAAGCCCAGGAGGGGCTTCTCAGGATCAAGAAGGAGGCCGCCGACCGCGAGCGGCTGGAAGCCAGGACCAAGGCCGCCGCCGACACCAAGGCTCGAGAGGACAAGGCCGCCGCTGTCAAGGCGGGCGACCAAATCAAGGCCTTCATCGAAGACGTGGAGAAGGTCCAGAGCATCTACGGCCTGAAGGTCACAAGCTGGAAGTCTGAGACCAACAAGATCAACAACCAGGTGACCGTATATATGCAGATCACCAAGATCGGTGAGCCTCGCGCAGTCTCCCCCCGCCTCTGGTACTGAGGTACCAACCGAGCACCGGGGCCGAAGGGCCCCGGTGCTCTATTCACACCTCAGTCACTTCTTGACGGTCCCGCCATCGATGGCGCTTACGCGCCCCTCGAGGTCGGCCAGTGCGGCATCCAGCTCCCACACCATGTTGGAGTAGCGGCCGAAGTTGATGGCGTACAGGATCTGAGCCACGCCGATGCAGCTGATGGCGATGAAGCTGGTGAACGTCAGCCAGTTCATTCGTCTTCTCCCTTGGTTCGATCGATGATGAGCAGGGCTGCCGTGATGAGCAGCCCTGCTGAGTCTATGGCCAGGACCCGCCAGAACAGCGGGTCCCAGTTGATGGCGTGCAGGATCACTTGCTGGCGATCGGCTCGCCAGCCGCCATCCCGTAGACGATGACACTCATGGTGTAGTGGGTCCCGGTCGGCAGGTTTCTCTCTGCCCAGCACTCGGCGACCGAGAGATCGCCGTTACCGGCAAAGACCTCGACCTTGCCATCCGGTGCCGTCCACGAGACGGCATACTTCTTTTCCACAGTCACGACTTCCATCCATCCCTGTAGAACTTCTTGAGACTGGAGTTTTCTTCGGCCAGGATCTGGCCTGTGCGGCGGTGCCTCAGAAGCGCACCGCCGCAGAAGACTGCCTCTATGGTGTACTGGTCGTCCTGACGAAAGGTGATCCTCTCGCCGGTGATCACGCCCGCATCGTTCTTGCCGAGAATCCGGCTGACGCCCGTAGGGTAGATTTTCCAGATGAAGCCTTCGTCGTCCATGGTGTAGGTGCCACCGCTGGCCTGGAACTTCTTCAGGGCTTCCTTGCCCTTCTCCCAGCCAGCAATCGTCTCCTCGGAGCCATCATCGTTCTTCTTGATGGTCTGGCACTTGATGCGCCGCCGAGTCTCCTTCTCGCTGACGACGGTGATCCACCGCCATATGAGAGAGTGGGATGAGCCGACCCAGCCGTAGTCACTGTCTTCCGTCACGACCCAGGCAACCTCCCGCCCCTCCCCGTCAAGCCCCACCCACGCCACGTAATGAGTCTTCGTGGTTAGGATGGACTTGAAGGCAAGGCCCGCCCGGAGGGGCGGGCCGATGGGGCGGAATAGCGTGTCCAGGGTCTTGTCGTGAGCCTTGAGGATGTCCAGTGCCACGTCTTCCGTGCTGGTTCCCTCTGGCCATCCCTTTCTGAGCACAGTCATGATCGACTGCACCCGCTTGCTTGTGGCCACGGTTCTCCCTTCCCAGTCAACACTGCGCTGACACCAACCACCAGCGCCGAAGCGCTGGTGGAAAGAACCTGCACACTGCTAGTTGTGGTGGCCGCTCTCGATCTTGTCCAGCTGCTCCGCCATCTCGTCGCGGTCCTTGGAGATGGCCTGGTAGTCCGCCAGGAGTTCGGCGTACTGCTTCTTGCCTTCGTCCAGGTCGCGCTGTGCACGGATCAGGCGGGACTTGACGTCCTCAAGCTCCTCTCCGGAGTCCTGAAGGTTTGCCTCGGCCTCGAACTTCTCGCTGGCAAGCTCAAGGATCCGGGACTCCAGTTCCGCCTTCTTGGCGGGGTGGAGGTAGCCCATGGAGGCCAGCGTGATGCCCTTGGAGCCGCGCGTCAGGTACGCCTCATCCATCTCCGCAATGGAGTACATGGGCGTGGTCTGAAGCTTGTACACCGGCTCGATGGGCGCACTCTGGTCGTCACCCTTGATGATGTGCTTGCGGACGAACGACACGTCAAGGTGGCGACGCTTGGCGTAGTCCGCAATGGACGCTACCGAAACGCCGTTGATGACGATCTCAGTCTCGTTCTCGCTCATGTTCCCTCTTCCCTGGGTTCGACACCAGTGTGATGCCGTCAAGGTACACAGCCTCAGGCTGTGTACCAAGAGTGGTCGCACTAGTTCTTGAAGAAGCTTCCCCAGTGGCTCATGCGCTCCCTGGGTTCGTTCAGCAGGAGCACCTGCACGATGCTGATGTCACTGGCGGGGACGCTCAGCTCCCTGGACAGGTGGTACTTGAAGTACTCCTGCCCCCCAGTGTTCGACTCAACGCGAGCCTCCCTGATGTTGTGGTCGCCCTTGACGGCGTACTCCACCACGTACAGGCTCATGACTCCTCCACCTCCCAGCGGCGCGGAAGCGCCGTCTGGATCTCGTCCTGCATGGTGGGCTCGGTGCCGGTGATCTCGTTGCTGAGCCACTCACCGTGGTAGTTGTCAGCTGCGGCCCGGTAGTCGGCCTGAGCCTCGAACGGCTTGCTCTTCTTTCCGAACATGATCAGACCCTCTCGAAGATGACGATGGGTTGGCTGGGGCGGACGGGGGGAAGCGAAGTGCTCTCCCCCGACAGGAGGCTGTACCCGCTGAACACGAGACCCGAGACGCCCCAGGAGTATCCTGTGACGCAGAACAGATCGTCGTGAATGCCGGGGTACCCCTCGACGCACAGAGGGAGGATGTCCCCCTCCATCACAAGCTTAGCCTCGACCGCGTAGTCCTCGATCATGGTTCTCTCCTCCCTTTGCGCGAACCTGAGTGGTTCAAAGGCCGCACAGGCCCGAAGGCCTGTGCGTACCGAGCACTACTCAGATCGTCCTTCGATCACCTTGGAGAGGAACCTCTTCCACTCCGATCCGTCTACGCGGATCGTGGCCTTGACTCGACCGCAGAACTTGCGGTTGACGTCCTTCTCGCCCATGGTCCCGTCGTCAAGCACGAAGAAGTTGGCCTCTCCGTACTCCATGACCAGCCATCCGGCCGGAGCCTCCGTGGATCCCTTGCGCTCGATGCGCACAATCATGGACATCAGAAGACCTCACTCTCGATCGCCGACAAAGCCAGGCTCTCGCTGGTGTACTCCTTGGACAGGCGGTGACTGTAGTTGTCAAGCCTGAAGCGGTACCCGCCGCTGTTCTGCAGGTACAAGATGGCGTACGCCTGCTTGGTCTGGCGGTCGACAACCCGCCAGACCCCTTGACTGCTTCCCGCGCTGTGTGGAGTGAGCTTCAAGCGCTTGCTTCTCGCCATCAGTCGTCCTCACACATGCAGGTCCAATCGCTGCGCTCCAAGCACTCGGGGCACAGCCTGTACTTCGCCGGATTCCACACAAGCTCGTGGATGAAGGGCTCATCATCCTGGAGAAGGATGATGTAGTCAGCCTCCGGCACCTCACCGAACCTCTCGATGAGGCTCAAGCGAGCCTGCAGGACGCCCTGGTAGACGGGGTCGAAGTGCCACTCAGTTCGAATGGACTCCTCGCTCTTGTCGTACCACACGGTGCATCCAGTCTCGATGCGTTCCATTAGAAGGACCCCTTGCGGACTCCACCACGCGGGCCGAAGTACAGCCGTGCGTAGGGGGAGTCGTCGATGATCCAGTTGAACCACTCGCGACCGGATGAGGACTCGACGTGCTTGACCTTGACCCCGTAGAAGAGGTCGATGTAGTCGTCCTCTTCGCCCAGGAAGGAGTAGAGATCGGCCTCGAGGATGGTGGCATAGCCCTCCCGGTCGAACTCGACGCGGGAGACCCTGTCCAGGCCGTTCTGTCGGCCCTTCAGCGACTGCTTGGCGCTGCCCTCACTTGAGAACGCCTCCATGCTGTCCCTGAAGTCCAAGCTGACCGCGCTCTTGCTGTTCCAGACACCGAAGATCATGCCCGAACCGCCTTCGTGAAACAGGTGATGTCCATGATGGACACAATCATCCGGCAGTCTTCGGCGTGCTTGTCGCACGTCTCGACCCACGTAGCGCGGTCGAACTTCTCACCGGCGTACCAGAAGCACTGCGTTGCCGTGGTGCTCACCTCGTCACACGATGTGCACACGTGGTTCCACATGCTGTTCTCCCTTCCCTGGTTGAACCTGACTGGTTCAGGGGACGCACAGCCTTAGCTGTGCGTCCGAGCACCCTCTCAGATCATTTCAACTTCTTGTACTGCTTGGCCGTGATCTCAAGGGTGACCTCGGTCGTCTCGCGTTCGAAGTCCCACTTCCGGTCGTAGTCGCGCCAGCCGATGTCGAAGTAGTCGTACAGGGCCTGTCGGCCCGAGAACCCCTCATCGACGAAGATGTCGGCACGGTCGACCCCAGCTCCGGGGATGATCCACCCCCTTCGCGGGTTGCCGCTCAGGTCATTCGTAGCCTTGGCGTACACGATGACTCTCGCCATGTCTTCCTCCCTGGTTGACCAAAGGGGACACAGTCCGTGGACTGCACCCCCATGGCCGAGCAGGTGCCCCGAAAGGCACCTGCTCTAGGGAAGACTAGGACTCTAGGTCCTAGTCCGTAGGGGCGAACCCCTACGGAAGAGAGAACGCTACGAATGCTCTCCACTCTCAACGAGTGGCGGTGTGCGTCCAAGCACCCATGTGGGCGTGCTCCGTGCATCCGTAGCTGCACACTATGAAGTTCTCAAGGGCCGAGCGCTTCCTTCGGGCTGCTCCCCTTTCGAGGGACGCTTCCTCCGGGCTGTTCTGGTGTCGAATCTAGAGACTGTCTTCGAGTCTGTCAAGACCCCTTGTGACTTGAGTGAGTGAGCGCCTGTTTTAGGCACAGAGTGCGGTCCAGCTCCCACTCACCTAGTCGAATGATCAGGTGTCTTGCCGTTCTCGTCGGTGTGTCTCTCGCTTCCGACAACCAGAACACTACAGCCGAGTGGGTCACGTAACCAGCACGCCAGGGTAACGGGGTGATAACGGTCGTCGGCCCGCCCTGGGGCCGACCCTCACGTGTACGCGTATGGGGAGGATGCCTCTTCCCGGGCCTGCAAGGGGCCTAGAAGGGCTTGCACCCCCATCCCTGGGGGATTGGTCCGGGGGAGTACTGGGAGGCTGCCCCAGGGGCTCTGTAGGGCTTCACTCTATCTGGTTGTACTTTGCAACCATCAGGGAATGAAGAAGCCACCGCCGTAGCGGTGGCTTCTCTTAGCGACCCTCCTTCAGGACTCTCTCGTGTGCGGCGAAGGCCCTGTCGGCGCGATCCCAGTGACCTTTCAGGACCTCATTGCGGTCCTGGCGTGCCGGAGTCATCTCACCACGGGCGACAGCCTGCCTCAGGCCCGCACGTCTGGCCCTGGTGTTCAGGGTGGCGTGGGCGCTAGCCCTGGCGGTGACCTTGGAGGTTCCCAGGTAGTCACCCTCCCAGATGAGTACCCAGTGGTCGCCCATCCAGTGGGCGGCCGTCATCGGCCGCCAGTCACGCTCAGCCATGCTGACGCAGGTTCCTCATGTGGGCACGGGCGCCAGCCTCGGAGCCACCCATGTACTGACCGTAGTAGTCACCCTTGTGGATCATCGCCCAGCCAGAGAGCTGGGCGACCCTGAAGGCACCGGTCTCGGGGCGCTCGTCCACCTCAGTGTCACAGTCGCACTCCTCATCGCCGACCGGCCACACGCCGAGGCAGGCGGTCCAGCGGTATGAGCAGCTCTCGCACACCTCGACGGTGATGGTCTCGCCAGCGTCGTTCACCAGGGCGTTCCAGCCGAGGGCCACGCTGTCACACGAAGGGTTGGCGCAGGTCTTGGCCTTGGGTGCCTCGTGGGTGATGCGGATCTTGACGCTGACGCACTTGCCGTGCGCGTGGCTGGCGGGGTCGCTCTCTCCGTCGCACAGCTCGCAGTGGTCGCAGTGCAGGCAGATGGCCTCCAAGTGGTCCTCGCTCAGCCCCTCGAACCTCTGGTCGCTGTGCGTGTGCTTGGTGCAGTGCTTCACGGTGTCTCCCTCGGTCGGTGCTTGCTGACGGGTTCGACTCTGCCCGTAGAGACCAGGGCCGTCAAGCCCTGGTCTCCTCCCGTTATCGAAGCGTTATAGAGTGGCGTCTATTGGCAATCATTTCCATTAAGGAATGCCCTGTGGGTATGGCTCACGCGCGTGTACGTGTGTGAGCGTGCAGGGATATGCCGGTGGACTGAGTATGCCGGTGAGAACCACTACGGGTGTAGTGGGTGGACTATCGCCCACTTCCTTGCACATGCAACCATCTGCTTCGAGATGGTTGACACACTCAACTGTTCAACGTTGAACTATCGCCACATGTATGTACATGCGTGCGCATGCATGGGTATGCACATCACCTCGCTGGCCAGCCTGCCCTGAACGCGTTCAGATGGATCATGGTCGGGTGTTGAACACGTTCAGCTGATGTGTGCCTGTCACGGTCCTGACCTGCTCGGTCTGGTCACCGAACCCGGGGCATTTAAACTCCGCCTCCGTGGGGTGGGGTGAGTCCCACCAAATATGTTGCATACTAACTCTGTAACTAGTGGTCACTCTGAGTAGCGTAACAGGAGATGCACACACAGTAGTTTCTTGGTAGGACTGGGTACCAACAACCCTTGGGGTTACTGGGCTGTAAATAATGTGACGCAGATCACACTGCGAAACGGGAACAAACAGGCCCTGTTTGCTGCGTTACTTAAGTGAGCGAGCGAAGCGAGCGAACGAGGAGGGAGCTTGGCGACCGACGAGTGAGATCGCTGAGCGAGCGGAGACCAGGATGCAACTCCCTAGGACCCCCTGAAGGGGTCCGACGGGAGAGAGTAACTACAGCACTCCAAGTACACCAAGTGCACTAAGGATCCTTGAGGATGCCCCTGAAGGGCATCCTCAAGTGCACACTAAGATCCTTGAGAGTACGGAAGACAGGGCAGCCCTTCAGGGGGCTGCCCTTCCTAGTGAATCCTGGTGAAGCGGGTCCCCTTCGGGGAATCCCTTCCCCGTCATCCAGACTAGAGCGATCGCTCTAGTCTGAGGTCCGAGAGATCGGACTCTTCTCGTCCTCACTCGCTGACGCTCGTGAGGACTCGACCCTTAGGCATTCGATGGCTAACAAGAACCCCTGGACCCCGTTGGCGAAGAACGCCAGCGACATGAGTACTCCCCAGAAGAAGCGAGCATTCCTGGCACTCCGCCAAAGCGGAGTGCCCACCATGCAGGCATGCGAGGAGCTGGGTGTCACCATCCAGGGGGTGGGCTACTGGCGTCGAAGTGACGAGGAGTTCCGGGAGTCCTACCGCAGGATCAAGCTGGCACGGTCCGAGGTCATGCCTGCGTCCCGTGATGAGATGCCAGAGTTCGAGGACTTCTGCAAGGACTACCTGGATACGGAGCTGTTCACCCACCACCTTCAGTGGGTCGACCTCCTGGAGGGTCGACCCCCCAGGGACCTTCATCCCGCTCAGACGTTCATCGAGGGCAACCCCGACTTCATCCTGATCAACACTCCTCCTGAGCACGCCAAGAGCACCACGATCACCGTGAACTACGTGACGTACCGGATCTGCCAGGATCCGAACATCCGAGTGATCATCGTGTCCCAGACGCAGGAGATGGCCAAGCGGTTCCTGCGGGCGATCAAGGATCGCCTCGCATCCCCGAACCCGAACTACCGCAGGCTTCAGACGGACTTCGCTCCCGATGGTGGCTTCAATGCCAACTCCGCCGCTTGGACGGCGGACAGCATCTACGTGAACCCGGAGCTTCGAGACTCCGGTGAAGCCTCCCCAACGGTCCAGGCACTCGGCATCGGTGGCCACATCTACGGATCCCGCTGTGACCTCATGATCTTCGACGACACGGTCACGGGAAAGAACGCCCACGAGTACGCCAAGCAGATGGACTGGATGCAGCGAGAGGTCTACAACCGCAACTCGCAGTTCGGCTCCAAGATGCTGCTGATTGGCACCAGGCTCGCCCCCGTCGACCTCTACGGCGAGATCATCAAGCCGGAGTACTACAACGACGAAGAGTCCCCCTGGACGTACCTGACGCAGCCCGCCGTACTGGAGTACGCGGACGACCCCAAGGACTGGGTCACCCTGTGGCCCCGCACCAACCGTCCCCCTGTTTCTGTCGCTGGTCGAAACATGGTCGAGCAGGATGAGGACGGGTTCTACCCCATGTGGAATGGCGCCGCTCTTAGAAAGCGGCGCAGCCAGATGTCTCCCAGGAACTGGGCTCTGGTGTACCAACAGGCCCAGGTGGTCGAAGACTCGATCTTCCCGCAAGAGGCTGTGATGGGCTGTGTGGACAATGCCAGGCAGCCAGGCCCCATGGGCGGTGGAACCGTCCAGGGGCGTGAGAACGGCACGCAGGGGTGCTACATCGTCGGCGGCTTCGACCCCGCCGTCACAGGGCACTCCGCTGCCGTTGTCATCGCCATGGACCGCAGGACCGGCATCCGCTGGGTTCTGGACGTGTGGACCGCACCGACCAAGCCTGACGAGATCTTCGACAAGATCAAGGAGTGGACGGTCAAGTACCGCATGAATGAGTGGCGCATCGAGAAGAACGCCATGAACCTCATGGTCACCCAGAACCGGGAGATCCGCCAGTTCCTCGCCACTCGCGGGTGCATCCTCAAGGAGCACTTCACGGGGGCGAACAAGTGGGACACCGACTTCGGTGTCGCCTCCATGTCCATGCTGTTCGATGGCTGGAAGGAGAAGCGGAACCTGGTCCGCCTCCCCAACAAGTCGGCGGAGGGTGTTCGTGCGCTCATTGAGCAGCTGACCACCTGGGAGCCTGACGAGCCCGGCCGTAAGACCAAGCGCAAGACTGACTGCGTGATGGCCCTGTGGTTCGCGGAGATCCGCTGTCGTGAGCTGAACGAGGAGACCTCCTCGATGGAGTGGCACATACACAACCCGTTCGCCAGTGAGCGGGACCTGAACAAGCAGGTCGTCATCGACCTGGACCACTACAGCCAGAACGCGATCAACGAGGGGGTGCAGACATGGTGGTCTCACTGAGCGAGCGGGCATCCGACGGGCTCGCTCGGATCATGGGTTCCTGGAAGTTCGTGCTACTCCAGGCGCTCTTCCTGATCGTGTGGTTCTCGGCGAACCTGATCCTCTCGTGGTCCTGGCGCTGGGATCCCTACCCGTTCATCCTGGCCAATCTGGTCATGAGCGCCCAGGCGGCCTTCACGGCCCCGATCATCATGATGTCCCAGAACCGTGCTGCGGCCCAAGACCGCAGCACGCTACACGCAGACCTCAAGCTCGACCAGGACTCCTACAACCTTCTGGTCCAGATGAAGGAGAAGATAGATGGCCTGGTATCCGGGCGCACGGAAGATGGAACTACAGCCGGAGAGTGACTCTCAGCCCGCCATCGTCCCCACTCAGTTCATCCTGCACTCCATCGCCGCACCGTGGACGGTGCAGCGGATCTACGAGTACTGGCGAGACAGCACCAACCTTGAGTCCCACTTTGGCGTGGCGTACGACGGGGACCTTGGTCAGTTCATCGGCACGCAGACCCGAGCAGACGCCAACTACAGCGCCAACCGGCGAGCCGATGGCACCGGTGCAATTTCACTGGAATCGGCGTCCAACCTGGACCACACCGACCCGTGGACCCCGCAGCAGATCGAAGCGATCATCAACCTCGGGGTCTGGCTCAACAAGACCCACGGCATCCCGCTTCGGGTCTGCCAGTCCTGGACCGACCCTGGCTACGGCTTCCACTCCATGTTCCCCGAGTGGTCAGGCGGCGGAACCGCCTGCCCTGGTGACGCGCGACGCGCACAGTTCCACGACACCGTCTTCCCCGAGATCGTACGGCGCGCCCAGGGTGGCGCGCCTTCCCAGAAGGATGTACTCGACATGACTCCCGACGAACTGAAGGCCATCGTCAAGCAGGCCGTCGAAGAGGAGCGGCTGACCCTCATCAAGGATCAGATGTTCTGGCTCGGCGTTCTCCTCGACTCTGGCGACGCCCCCGGTGACGCTGACGTTCAGTACCAGGTGGCCCAGACTCGAGGTCTCCTGAAGTCCTTCTTCGGCAAGTAAGGAGTGGCCGTGGACCTCGAATACGACCGGATCCACAGAAAGGTTGACGCGCTGCGGGATGCAGCGCGTGAGCGGGACCAGCGACATCGGGACGTCCACGACATTCGCACCGGCCAGGTCGACACCGTGATCCCCGGGGCCATGCCTGAAGCATGGCCCCGCCCGGTGGTAGCCAACATGATCGACGCCGTCGCTCGCGACGTGTCCGAGGTCATGGGCCAGATGCCCGCCATCAACTGCTCGAACAGCCTTCAGGTCTCGGAGCGAAGCAAGAAGTTCTCCTCCCGTCGCACGAAGATCGCAGCGCACTACGTCCTCTCCAGTCGCCTAGCGGCCGGAGAGCAGGTCAAGTTCTGCGATCACTACCACACGTTCGGCATGGCCATCTACTCGGTGGAGCCGGACTTCACCACTCAGACCCCCATCATTCGGGTGGAGCATCCACAGGGTTGCTACCCGGAGATGGGCATGTTCGGGGAGCTTCGCAGCTTTACGAAGATCTGGCGGGAAGAGGCCATCCATCTGGTGGCCAAGTACCCCCACTTGCTGGCCCACCTCAAGCGCACCAACCAGTACGGCGAGATGATCGACCAGTCCTGGGCCGAGCGTGAGATCGAGATCGCCAAGTACATCGATGCCGACCGCATCTACATGTACCTGCCGGACCACTCGAACACCTGGGTGGACGAGATGCCCAACCCCATGGGCAAGCTCATGATCTCCATCGCCTGCCGCCCGTCGTTCGACCGGCAGGTCCGTGGCGCTTTCGATGACGCCATCTGGGTCTACCTGGCCAAGAGCCGCATGGCGATGCTCGGCCTCGAAGCGGCCGAGAAGTCGGTTCGTGCCCCGCTCGCCATTCCCCGCGACGTACAGAACATGGTGTTCGGATCGGATGCCATTCTCCGGACCGACAGTCCGGAGAAGATCAAGCGAGTCGGTGTGGACCTGCCCCAGTTCGCCATGCAGGAGTCCCAGATCCTGGAGCAGGAGCTGAGGCTGGCCACCCGCCAGCCTCAGGCGCGCACTGGAAACCTCCAGGCATCCATCATCACCGGCAAGGGTGTCGAAGCCCTCATGGGGGGCTTCGACTCTCAGATCACCGCCGGACAGCAGGTCATTGGCCAGGCGCTGAAGCGGGCCATCGAGTTCGCCTTCTGCATGGACGAGAAGCTGTGGGGCAACACCAAGAAGACCATCCGTGGCGTAGTGCAGGGCACTCCCTTTGAGGAGACCTACATCCCGTCCAAGGACATCGACGGGAATGACACGGTCGATGTCACCTACGGATTCGCGGCCGGTCAAGATCCGGCCCGCGCCATCGTCGGCATGCTTCAACTCCGCAGCGACAAGCTGATCTCCCGCGACTTCGTGATGCGCAACCTGCCCATGGAGATCGACGTTGTCCAGATGCAACAGCAGGTGGACAACGAAGAGTTCGAAGACGCGATGAAGGCTGGCGTCCAGCAGATGATGCAGTCGGTAGGGGCCCTGGCCCTCCAGGGCCAGGATCCCCAGGAGCTGCTTGCCAAGCTTGCGAAGGTGATGGATCTTCGCGAGAAGGGCCGTCCGGTCCATGAAGCGGTGCTTGCCGCATTCAAGCCTCCGGAGGCCCCTCAGGGGGCCGGACAGCCTGCCCCTGGGCAACCACCCCAGGGCGCCCCCCAAGGCCCTCCTGGGGCCCCTCCAGGCCCTGGAGGAGGCATGCCTCCCGGAGCGGGCGGAGCACCGCCCGACATGATGCAGCTTCTCACCTCGCTGCGCTCCGGAGGCCAGGCACAGATGAACGTCCGAACCCGAAGGAACGTAGCGATCTGATGATCCATGACTGCCAGTACGCCAAGCTGATCGGCAAGGAGCCGACCTGGCTGGACGGTGACGTGTGCAGCTTCTGCCACACGCCGAAGAGGGCGACTCCCCCGAAGGTCGTCGCCAAGACCACCAAGGAGAACTGATGACCGGAATGTACCCCGACGCCAGCACTGGTGGAGCGGGCGACAGCCATAGCTCCACCACCTGGCAGGCTGAGGGCAACGGCCCCTCTAGCGGCTACCAGTACGAAGGCAACCTCTCCGGCTCCTTCAGCGACCACAACCGCCAGGGCATGTGGGCCAGCGTGGGTCAGACTGAGGACTGCTGGGAGCTGCCGCACATGGAGTCCACCTCCACGGGTGACACTCGCCACATCGACGCCACTCAGTCTCCCGCTTGGGAGTCGACCACGATCGTCCACACCGGCATCACTCGGGGTGACAACGGCTCCCCGGCCACTCCGATGTACGACTCCGAACTGCCCAACCACTGAGAAGAGGCCGTCATGGGTGACGAAGAGACCGAATACGAGATCATCCGCCTGTACCCCAAGCGGCACAACCGCTGGGCGGCCATCTGCCCTCTGCTCGACCTGGCGGCCAACATCGCTGGTGACATCGAGATGGCCTTCAGGCAGTGGAGCGTCTTCGCCACCCAGCACGGCATGCAGGTCGACTACGACCGACAGTTCAAGGAGATCATCAAGTGAGTACCCCCGGGATGCCGGTCAGCGGACCGGGCAAGTTCTCGCAGCGCACGGACAGGCAGCCCCTGGCTCAGCTGTCCAATGCGGACTACGGGGAGCAGAAGGCATACAAGCAGCTTCAGCAGGACGCCCCCATGGCCAGGGCGCAGGACCCCACCCAGGGTGCTGGCCCCGACATGCAGCAGCTCGCCGCTCAGGCGGCGAGCAAGGTTGTCCCACTTGACGCGCCCTCTAGCCAGCCTGGAGTCCCGGTAACAGACGGGGCGGCAGCGGGCCCCGGTGCGGGCATCAACGCCCTTGGTATCAGTCAGAACCTCAAGCAGGAAGATCTGGCGAGACTCAAGGGATACATGCCTGTACTGGAGTTCATGGCCAACCAGACTGGCGCGAGCTGGGCCATGCGCAACATGGTCCGGCAAGTCAAGGCGATGATCTGATGGTCCCCGACTACACATACCCGGGGCAGTGGTTCGATGACATGGGTTACAGCGTGTTCTCGCTGGGCTCGATGCCCTCCATGGGCGTGGATATCAACACTGCCCCGGGTCTCAAGAGGTCCGATATCAAGCTACTGACGCAGACCCTTCAGGGGTCTGCGCTTGACCCATACAGCGGGGAGTAATGACCGACACGTCCGGCGACGTTGCATACGGTTCGTCCTCTGGATACGGGCCCATGCCCGAGTCCCAGCAGATCCAGTACAGTGACGCACTGCTTCAGGGCAAGCTGGACTTCGATTCACTCCCTGCTGGCGTCAAGGCGAACGTCCAGAACTACTGGCAGAAGAACCCTGACGCTCTCAACCCGAGCGTCAGCCAGGAGCAGCTTGACGCCCTGAACGCCAAGCGTCAGGCCGCCATGCAGAAGAACGCGCCTGGCGGTCCGATCTCGTGGGCTCTCACCCCGCTCGAGGTCATCGGCTCCAAGATGTACTGGGTGTACTCCCACACGGTCTCCCCCGTTCTTTCGAGCGGCATCCTGGCCGCTCGACGTGCCATCTACGGCACAGGCTACGGGGAGCAGGACGACATGGGTGACATCTGGAGTGAGGCGCACCACGTCTCTCCTGGGCAGGCCATCTGGATGCTCGGCCTGAACAACCAGGAGCTTGAGGATCGAGGCCTGAACCTCAGCCAGATCGGCACCGCTCAGGGTAAGTCGGCGAAGGAGACGTACTTCGGTTCGGGTGCGGCCAAGTATGCCACTGGTGCTGCCGACTTCGCCGTGTCCTGGTATGCCGACCCCGCCGTCCTAGCGGGCAAGGCGCTCGGTGCCACCCGCGCCGCCGCCTTCACGAAGCCACTGACCACTGAGGTCTCCACTCCCACAGCCCTTGCCCGTCTCGTAACGGGCAAGGCTGACACCTTCGCTCAGGCCAAGGTGGGCAAGTCCCTCTTTGGGAAGTATGAAGAGGCGAACGTCTTCGACAAGATGGCCGACGACGTCTGGTCCATCAAGCAGAAGTACGGCGACCAGTCTGCTTCGATCATCCGGCAGTTCTTTCCCACCGTCCGTCAGTCTGCGGACGGTGACGCCCTGGCTCGCGCACTCAACCAGGCCAAGACTCAGAACGATGTCGCCGATGTCCTGCGCATCTCGGTCGGTGACATGAGCGCAGTTGACCGACTGCAGAAGGCGAACCCCCGAGCGGCCGGTCAGCTCCAGGCGGCCAAGGCTCAGCTGACCGGACTCAACTCCAACATGGCAGCCCTCAGCGTGGACCAGCAGGCTGGCCTTCCGGGCCAGCTCCTCAAGGGCTACATCGACCAGGTCACCGAGAACATCAACCGCATCAACCAGCAGGATGGGTTCATCGACAACGCGATGAATGCCTTCGGCACAGTCCAGAACCTGAACTACAATGCGGTGACCACGGCCAAGGCGCTTACCGCCAAGGTGCTGTTCAATGACACCTACAACCGTCCGATCAGGCTCCTTCGGGCCTACTCGGACATCCGGCCGTCCAACTACCTTGACGTCCACGACTCCAACTCCTATCGGGAACTGGACGCTTCTCTGCGTCAGGTCTCATCCCTGGATACGGCAGGTCGCCGGAACATCGTGTCCGGCTACATCAACGCCACGCCTGACGAGCGTGGCGCCTACCTTCAGCTCATGGAACAGAACGTCCTGAAGAGCATGGCCGACAAGTACGGCGTGGACCCGGATGCGGCGAAGCAGCTCTACAACGAGTACGCGGATCGGCGGGGCAAGACCCAGGCGGGCGTCAGTTCCTACTCTGGAGCGCAGTACACGGACCAGGCTGGCAACACCATGAACGCGGCAGAGATCGCATCCGACGGATCGGTGGTCTATGCCCACCCGATCCTCGCGTCCCAGATGGCCAACAGTCACGTCCTCATGGACTTCAATCTCATGGACAAGGCCCTCAAGAACAACGACCGCACAGTCTGGGGAGACATCTTCAAGGCCGGTGGCGACGCTGCCACCAAGACCAAGGCGGTTGCGGACCTCCTTGATCATTACTGGAAGTTCGCCCAGCTCATGCGCGTGGGTTATGGCCCACGCGCAGCGGCCGATGACCTGATGGGTCAGGTTGCCCGTTTCGGCGGGGTCTCCATGATGGCTCGTACCGCCGAAGGTGCTGCCCGCTTCGTGCGTGGCGCATGGCGCTACAGCTCCAGGGATGCTGACAGTATGCGCCTCATCGCCGCTCAGAACGGGATGGACCAGGCTGGCGCCCGCATTGACGCTCTGGCCAAGCGACTGGAGCGCGAGTCTGACCCCGAAGCTCGCGCACGCCTGCAGAATGCTCACGATGACGCCTCCGACATGTACGGCCAGTATGAGCAGGAGATCGCGGACATTCACAACCGCAGGGCCTCCAGTGGCCTCTACCGCCCGACCGGCCTGGGTCGGGCGTTCCAGGGTCCGTATGAGGGAACTGAGGGCGCCATCTTCCGGGACCTTGCGGCCGGTGAGCGCAACGCCTCACAGATCTTCGGGCGCACTGCGGACTGGCACCTCCGGACCATGCGCTCCGGTGACTGGACCACGCTGTCCGCAACCTCGGCCACCGAGGATCGGCACATGCAGGCGTGGCTGCGGTCCCTGAATGACCAGGTGGCCAACGACCCCCTGGCTCGCCAGGTCCTGGCTGGCATGGATGAGCAGCAGCTCACCGCGTGGCTTCGCGGCCGTGACGGGCAGCAGCACATGAAGTCCCTCAACCTGAGCTACATGCCCGAGGATGAGCTTGCCGGGCGCGTCAAGGCGCACGTGGATCACCTTCTCGACCCCGAAGCCCCTGGTGCCGACGCGCTCCGAGCGGCCCTGCTGAACGGGCCGCTCAAGAGGAAGGACCTGGAGGATGTATTCCCCCTGGTCCAGCGTCCGGATGTCAATGCCGAGCAGCTTCGCTACGGCCTTGGTGGTGGCGATGTCTCCAAGATGGCGGACTCCGTCATTGGCGGGTTCTACAAGATCATGAACCAGCTGCCCAGTGAGTACCTTCTCCGACACCCGCTGTTCGCCCAGCTCTACCGTGGGCAGATCGAACGGCAGGTCAAGGTTCTCCAGGAGCAGGGTGTTGAGCGAATCACTGACGAGATCCGCAACGCCATGGAGTCGTCAGCGCGCCGGTACGCGCTGACGAATGTCAAGCGGTTCACCTTCAACATGGACCATGAGACCAAGCTTGCCTACAGTCTCAAGTACTTCTCCGCGTTCTTCGGCGCACAGCAGGAGTCCTGGAACCGATGGGCTCGCATCGTCATGGACAAGCCTCAGACCATCGCCCACGGCACCCAGGTCTATGGCTCCCCGATCCGCCTTGGCATGACCACGGATCAGGATGGCAATGTCATCGACTCCGAGGGCTACGTCACCGACCCGGTGACGGGCGTCAAGCGACTGGTGCCGAAGTCCGAGATGAACATCGGTGTCCAGATCCCTGACTACCTTGGCGGGAAGGCCCTGAACAGGTTCGCGGGGGTGGATGAGGCAACTAAGTGGAACGTCCCCATGGACTCGCTGAACCTGGTCCTACAGGGCAACCCTGTCTGGCTTCCTTCTGCTGGCCCTCTGGTGCAGATGGCTGCCAACTCCTACGCCCTCCAGGCTCCGGAGTCAGCTGACATGCTGAAGACCCTTGGCATCCTCCCGTTCGGTCCGCAGGGTAAGCCCGAGTCCCTTGGGGACTGGGCGAACTATCTGGTTCCCGCCACGCTCAAGCGTGGCAGCGACCCCGAACAGGACAACTACCAGACCACCCTGTTCAAGATGATGCAGGCTGAGGACTACAAGTACAAGAACGGCATGCGTAGCGACGCCCCCACCTGGGCGGAACTGAAGGATCGGGCCGACAAGTTCTACTCGTTCAAGAAGTGGGCAGGATTCGTCGCCCCGTTCTCGTTCAGCCAGAAGGATCCGTACCAGTTCTTCCGGGACGAGTACAAGAACATGCAGGCCGCCTACGGCAAGGACGCGGGAGACGCTTTCTACCAGAAGTACGGCGACAGCCTGTACATGTTCGCCCAGTCCAACAGCAAGAACAACACTGGGATCCAGCCCACGACCGAGGGCTGGCGCATGAGCAAGTACTACCAGGACCTCATCGACAAGATGGATGATCCAGCCTACGCCTCTGTCATCGTCGGCAACGAGGGTGAGGGCAACTACTCCCAGGGTGCCTACTACCTGGAGGGTCAGACGCCCGCCCAGACAGGCGGGCGTGTCATGCAGCGGGAGAAGATGGACGCCAGGGAGGCTTGGACCAAGGGTCAGGTGGCTCTCGGCTGGCAGCGCTACACGGCGCTACAGGCCGACGTTCAGTCTCAGCTCATCGCACGTGGCCTGAAGTCCTTCGACGACAAGGGCGCCAAGGATCTCAAGGCCAAGCAGCAGGCGAACATTCAGATCCTGGCGAGTCCGGAACTCAATGGAGAGGCGAACCCGTACTACTCGCAGGCCTGGTACGACGAGTTCCAGAAGACGGACAAGGGTGTGTATGACACTCGGGCCAGGAACTTCCAGCTCATAGCGGACGACCCTGGCCTCAGGGCCAGGGCCTTCGACTCCCAGGGGAATCCTGGTGGCACCCGCTCCGAGATCGCCCGCCTCGGGGACTACCTGGAGGCACGCACCAAGGTCCAGGACGAGCTTGCCCGCCGGAATGCGGGATCGAAGGGCGGCTCGGCAGACATCAACGCCAAGTCCAACAAGGACCTCAAGAACATGTTCACCCTGTTCACGAACGACCTGATCGAACAGGACACACGCTTCGCGTACCTGCACAGCAGGTGGTTCGCGACTGACATGGGATACGGGAGGTAAGGAATGCCCAGCACCAACAGCCCGACGGCTACACCGTCGGGCCAGGCGGTTCCCACTAGCTCATCCGACATCAAGGCCCTGCGGGATAAGCAGGCCGCCGTCCAGGCCAATGCGCAGACCTATGATCCTCAGAACCCTCCCGTATTCATGGGTCGCAAGTCATCCCTGGGTGGATCCGATCAGGAGTCCAGGCGCTACACGCCTGGACCAACGCCCCAGACTCCTGACGTCAAGAGCTACCAGGATGCCGTCAACCAGTTCTACACATGGGACGACACCACCAAGCAGAGGTTCCGTGCCGAACTGGCGCTGGCTGGCGCCAACACCGACCAGATGTCCGATGGGCAGCTGGCCAAGGCGTGGGAGTCGTACGTCGCCCAGTCAGGCGCGTACTGGCAGAACGGCAACGGTCGAGGCCTGACCCCGTGGGACATCCTTGCGATGGACCGCACGAACCGTGAGACTCAGGGGCCGACCAAGACCACGAGCACATCCACCGCCCTGGACCTCTCCACTCGCCAGGATGCCCAAGCTGTTGCCCAGCAGGCCGCTAAGAGCCTGCTGGGCCGGGACCCCACGCAGGCTGAGATCACCAAGCTACTCGGATCCCTGAACCAGTACGAGCGGAATAACCCGCGAGTCACTACTACGGAATCCATTCAGCAGCCCGGTGGCGGGGGAAGTCAGACCAGCACCACGACCGGCGGCGTCTCCGCCGACGCCAGGGCCATGATCGCTCAGGATCAGGCGAAGCAGGGTCCGGAGTACGGCGCCTACCAGGCTGCCACCACGTACTACCAGGCCATGATGCAGGTTCTTGGAAGGGGATACTAAGTGGCTGTCAGTGGACAGGATGTCGTCAACTACCTCATGCAGTTTCGTGGCACTCCCTACGCCTGGGGTGGCAACAACCTGTCCAGTGGCATCGACTGTTCGGGACTGCTTCAGCAGGGGTTCAGTCACTTCGGCGTGAACATCGCTCGCACCACCTACGACCAGATTGCCCAGGGTAAGGGCGTCGGCATGAACGAGCTGCAGGTTGGGGATGCCGTGTTCTTCGACACGGACAAGTCCACCTCCGGCCCGGATCACGTCGGCATCTACATCGGTGGAGGCAAGTTTCTCCACGCGCCCAAGACCGGCGACGTGGTCAAGGTGTCCAGTATCACTGACAGCTACTACTCCTCCCGCTTTATGGGCGGGAGGAGGTTCAGTGGTGTGGAGGGTGGCGGTGACGCCAACGCCAACTGGGGATCCCAGTCCAACACGGACAAGAAGCTTGACCCCTATGAGCTGTCCTCCCAGTACGGCCTGGCCTACAGCTTCATGAACAGTGACCCCAGTCTCAAGGCCCTGTTCGGGGACGCCGTCAGCGGAAGCTGGACGGCGGACAAGTTCCAGGCGAAGCTGAAGGAGACGGACTTCTGGAAGAACAACTCCGACACGGCACGCAAGGCCCTGGAGATGAAGAACTCCGACCCCGCTACCTGGTCGTTCACCATGGAGGCGAACTCCGAGAAGATCAAGGACATGGCCGCCCAGATCGGGGCCTACATCCCTGACTCTCTCCTGCCCCAGCTGTCGGAGCGCATGGCCATGACCGCCATGGATGACACTCAGCTGCAGAAGGTGCTTGCCGACTACGTCGACTTCCATGACAACACGCTCTCCGGCAAGGCGGGCATGTACGAGGCTGGCATGCGCAGCTATGCGGATGACATGGGTGTAGATCTCGGACAGCAGTCCATCAAGAACTACGCACAGCTCATGCTCAAGGGCATGAGCACGCAACAGGACTTCAAGAACTTCGTGAACCAGCAGGCGACGTCCGCGTTCCCCGCGTTCAGTCAGCAGATCATGGCCGGTCAGACGCTGAAGCAGATCGCCAACCCGTACATTCAGACCATGGCCCAGTCCCTGGAGATGAACCCGGCTGACATCAGCCTCAAGGATCCCACGATCATGGCCGGACTGAATGGGCTGGACCAGCAGGGCCAGCCCATCGGCAAGACCATCACTCAGTTTCAGGACACTCTCCGTGGGGATCCACGGTGGCGAACCACGAAGCAGGCGCAGGACAAGACAATGAACATCGGACGCAGTGTCCTGCAGTCTTGGGGGCTGATCAGTGGGTAGCGTCTACGGGCCGACAGCGGAGGAGAAGGACACTGCCGCCAATCAGGCGGCACAGCAGGCCACCACGCCACAGATGACACCTAGGGCACCCTCCAGTCCTAGTCGTGTTTCCACGTCTACCAGCACCCCTTCTAGAGCCTCCTCGGGGGGTTCCTCAGGCGGCTCTGCCGGTGCGGCTCCGGCCGCCAAGCAGGCGGGTCTCAGTCCTGATGAGCTGGCACAGCAGTACGCGCTGACCTCCGGACTGATCAATGCCTTCCCCGAACTGAAGACCCTGTTCGATCAGGCAGTCCGCGAAGGCTGGACCGCCGACAAGTTCCAGGCCAAGTTCCGCAACACCAACTGGTATCAGTCCCGCACGGACACGCAGCGCAAGGCTGCGATCATGTCCTACCAGGATCCCGCCACCTGGGGTCAGCTGTGGAACACGACCCAGAGTCACGTGCGTGACCTCATGGGAGACATGGGCGCCGACCCCAACAACTGGGATCAGATCAACGCTGCCGCCTCTAAGATCATCTGGGATGGCTTCGATGACAACCGCACCCGGGACTTTCTGGGCCAGTTCATCGTGTTCGGAGAGGGCGGCCTTGCTTCAGGCAAGGCCGGTGCCACACAGCAGGAGCTGAACTCCTACGCGTACTCGATGGGTGTGCAGAACGCGGACTGGTGGCAGCAGTCCGCCATCCGTCAGATCATGACGGGGCAGAAGACTTCACAGGACTTCAAGAACGAGATCCTCAAGCAGTCCATCGCCGCGTTCCCCGGACTTGAGCAGCAGCTTCGAGCCGGACAGACGCTCGCCGACGTGGCCCAGCCGTACACGCAGAGCATGGCCCAGATCCTTGAGATCCCCGTCGGTAACATCAACATGTTCGACCCCACCATCCGCAATGCCCTGAGCTTCAAGGATCCTGGAGGGGCTACCAATACGCAGCCCCTCTGGCAGTTCCAGAACACGCTCAGGCAGGATCCTCGGTGGACTAAGACGCAGAACGCACAGGACGCAGCCATGGGCACTGCCCACAAGGTGCTCCAAGACTTCGGGATGGTGAGCTGATGGCGCTTCAGGACGCCCTCTCGGGCGATCAGAGGAACGCCTACGAGGCGCTGAACAACCTGTTCGGATCCTATGGGCTGGGAACTCTCGGCCCGAAGATCTATGACTTCATCCAGAAGGGGTACTCGGCGGACACCATCGCCATCCTCCTTCAGGACACGGACGAGTTCAAGCAGCGCTTCGCTGGCAACGAGATCCGTCGACAGAAGGGCCTGCCGGTCCTCTCGCCGAACGAATACCTCAGCGTGGAGTCCAGCTACCGGCAGCTCATGAAGACAGCCGGACTGCCGTCCGGCTTCTATGACTCCCCAGCGGACTTCAACACCTTCATCGGCAACGACCTCAGCCCCACGGAACTGAAGGGCCGGGTGGATCTGGCGAGTCAGGCTAGCAACCTTGCGAACCCCGCCTACAAGGAAGCCCTTCAGCGCATGTACGGGGTGGACGAGGGGCACGTCACCGCCTACTTCCTCAATGAGGAGAAGTCCCTGCCGATCCTCCAGAAACAGGCTGCCGCCGCCGCCATCGGGGCGGAGGCCCTGAAGCGCAACCTCCAACTGAGCCAGAACCTGGAGAACTACGCCGAGGCTGGCATCAGCGCACAGCAGGCGTCCCAGGCTTACACCCAGATCGCGCAGGAACTCCCCGAGTACCAGACAATCGCCAAGCAGTACGGCGAGAGCACGGACCAGTCAGAGATGGAACACGCGATCCTGGAGACCGGCACGACCGGTCTCCCCACGTACTACGCGGAGAACCCCTCGGCCAAGTTCGCACGCCTCCAGTCCTGGCAGCGAGCCAGGGCGGGTGGTCAGTCCGGTGCGGCAGGTGCGGGTCTCGCCCGCGTTACCGCAGGACAGGTGTAGTACAATTGTACTGAGGGCACAGGTTGCCCTCTATCGTGGCATCGGGCCTTCGGGCCCGATGCTCCACAGCATCGCAATGGATGGCACTGTGCGCACAGTGTTGAGGGTTCGATTCCCTCAGGTGCACTCTCACTTGGATCAACCGGCCCCGAGTGTAGTAGAAGTCCGGTAGAGCGAGTTAGGCCGACCTCCCCGGGTCGGCCTCTAGCGTTCGTCACACACATCCTTCAAGGGGAGAAGCACATGAGCAACGAGTGGGACCTGACCGGTGACGACATCGAGGCTAACGTCTCCGACGGTCCGAAGCCCCTCCGCGACGCCTACAAGGCGCAGCGGGACCTGAACAAGGAGCTTCAGGCGCGTCTTGAGAAGCTCGAAGCAACGAATGCCCGCAACACCGCAGCCGACCTGATCGAGGCTGCGGGCGCCAAGCGTGGCATCGCCAAGCATTACAACGGCGCCGCCGATCCCGAGTCCATCAACGCGTGGCTCAGTGACTTCAAGGACGCCTTCGGCGTCCCGAACGCCGTGAACACCACCCCGGATCCCGCCCTGCCCGTGGAAACCCAGGCGCAGTTCGAGCGGATGAACCAGGCTGGCAACACCGGCGAACCTTCCGGCAACCTCCAGGCCGCCGCTGGCGATCTGTCGAGTGCCAACGACCTCAACTCTCTTCTCGCGGCCATGCAGAAGCTTCAGGGGAGCTAGCCTCCCCACTCATGGTCGCGTCCCTTGAAAGGATGTGAACCGTGGCTAACGCCTTTACTGGCACTTCGGCCATGGCGAACCTTGTCCAGACCGCGTATGACCGCGCCCTGGAGTTCGCCCTTCGTGCCCAGCCGCTCTACCGTACGGTCGCCGACAAGCGACCGGTCCAGCAGGCCATGCCTGGCTCTTCGGTCGTCTTCGAGATCTACCAGGACCTTGCTCAGCAGATCACCCCGCTGAACGAGCTGGTCGACCCGGACGCTGTTGCCGCTGGCAACCCGACCACCGTGTCCGTCACCCTGCTCGAGTACGGTAACTCGATCCTGGTCTCGAACAAGCTCGACCTGATGAGCTTCACTGACGTGACCGCCGGTCTCGTCAACCAGGTGGCATGGAACCTCGCCGACTCGATCGACCTGGTCGTTCAGAACGTCCTGGCCACCAGTACTCAGACTGTCCGGCGCGACCCGGGCACCGGTGCCGTCACCTACGGTTTCGGTTCCACCCCGACCCAGCCGACCGCTCTGACCGCGATCGCCAACGGCGTGAACAACACGTTCAACTCCGATGAGGCGAACTTCTGCGTCACCCAGCTGCGGACCAACAAGGTGCACCCGAACAAGGGCACCTACTACACCGCGTACATTCACCCGCAGGTCTCTCGTGACCTGCGTCGTGAGACCGGTGCCGGTTCGTGGCGTCAGCCTCACGAGTTCTCCGCCGCTGGCAACATCTGGGCGGGCAACATCGGTGAGTACGAGGGTGCCGTCTACATCGAGACCCCGCGTGCGATCAACGCGCAGGTTGGTGCCGGTGCCGGTGCGACCCAGACCCGTGTGTACAACACCTACTTCACCGGCCAGCAGGCTCTTGCCGAGGCTGTGGCGGAGGAGTTCCACACCATCCGTGGTCCGGTGGTCGACAAGCTCACCCGCTTCCAGCCGCTCGGCTGGTACGGCGTGGCGGGTTGGTCGATCTACCGTCCCGAGGCGCTGATCCTGGCGCAGAACTCGGCCACTGCCCGACCGAACGCCTAATCGCCTCACTGGCCAGAGGCATGGACGACGACTGAGCCCGCCCTTTCGGGGGCGGGCTCTTTCACGTGCAGGAGTAATCGTGTCCGGACTGGACAACACTTCCCTCACCTTCAGGAAGAACAGCACCCCGTTCGTGATCGACAGGACTCCCGGGCAGAACGACGCTGTTCTCATCTACAACGCCAACAACTCGCAGACGGCGTACCTTCCTGATGCTGCCACCATCACCATCGGGAAGCAGATGACGTACGTCAACGCCAGCAGCAGCACGCTCACGATTCTGTGCGTGAATCAGCTGGACGGAGTCCCGGGTGGCAGCGTGGCGCCAGCCAAGTACGCCACCTTCTTCAGCAACGGGTCCAACTGGTTCACGATGGGCGTCCAATGAGCCTCTGGGTATTCACCACCCCCGTCACGACCGAGGCTCCGTTCGCGTGGAACGACCTCATGGAGCGCTATCGCATGGACCGTGGAGTCACTGTCAAGCAGACGGCTCCCGGTCCGAACTACGTGCTTGAGCGCTACGCGAGCTACACAGATGAGCTGGGATCCAAGAACCTACCGGCCCAGCCATCGCAGCCGAGCATCCAGCCCACCGGACTGAACACCTTCCGTGGTGGCTACGCCTGGATCGTGGACGACTCCACAAAGGCGGACCTCATCAACTCCGGCATTGGAATCACCAATGCCAACTTCGTACTGGCATAGGAGAAACCATGGCTAAGCCCAATCCCAAGGCAAAGCTCGGTCAGGGTGGGCGTTTCGCCGCAGTCGCCAAGGCGGCTGGCGGCGGCGAGAAGGGTGCGGCTATCGCTGCCGCTGCTGGGCGTGCCAAGTACGGCAACGCCAAGATGGCGAAGATGGCTGCCGCTGGCCGCAAGAAGAAGGGCGGGGGCAAGTAGTGCACAAGACCAACATCGACCCGAGCAGGGAGCACGCTCCCTTCGTTCGTGGCCCGGAGTTCCCGCACGAAGCCACTGAGATCTCCGGCCGCTACCACCCGGCTGGACCGGGTGGTAAGACCACGCTCATTGAGCACGACGAGAAGGCGATGCTCGACTCCTTCGTGCTGCACACTGCTCAGGCCATCGTGGGTAGCGAGCTTCCGAGCGACCACGACCGCTACGCGCAGGGCATCTACGCCACGCACGACTTCGCCAGCACTGCGGGGATGAAGGACTGATGTGCCGCACTGGATGCCGCACTCGCAACCACCGCTCCTACGCCGAGTGCGCCCGCAATCTGAGCATCAATACGGGCGACGTCTACACCCGTGACCGCTCCTGGGACAAGGAACTTGACGCCTACGATGACGCCGTAGCGGCTGGCATCCAGCCCGCCGGAACCTCCATGGCCGAGGTCGAGAAGGCAGTACGCACCAGCGACGCTACAGGCGTCGCCTACAACGCGGAGAAGCCGTGGCAGTAATGGAAGTCATCGCCTACGGGAAAGACCCCGTAACGGGCCTCTCAAGCCCCACGACACCCATCCTGGTGTCAAGCACCAATACTCCGTCCACCGCTTCCAACGTGAAGATCACGGACGGCACCAACACCGCAGGGATCATCTCCAACGCGCTGGCGGGCAATAGCCTGGAGGTCGCCAGCGGTTTCGTCCTTGGTGGCACCACCATCGCGGGTGCGTCATCCAACATCAATGGCGCTGCCGTTGATGGCGGCAGCGCCCGGGCCAACTGGACCGCCTTCTGCTTCCCGACCGGAACACTCACGGGCAACCTGTCCATGGAGTTCTCCGACGACGGTGGCAACTGGGTCCCGTCCGGCACCACAGTCACCGGCTTCACGGTGGCCACCAATCTCGGCATGTTCTCCACCGGGCGTGCGGCACGCTACGCCCGGGTCAACCTCACTGGATCCTCGGGCACGGGGACTATCACGATCAGGATGATGGCGGCCTAGCATGGGCAACACCCAGCAGTTAATCACCGTCGAGAACTTCACCAACCCCCTCCCTGTCTCCATGACGGGTGTGGTCAGCACGTCGGAGGTCCCGGCTCCCGGCATCGCCGCGTACGTCTACAGCTTCGCCAACACGGCCGGTGTCGTGGCGGCCAACAACTTCCTCACTCTCTACAACCCTGTCGGCAGCGGCAAGACCATCACCCTCGGTGGTGTTTTCATCAGCTGCTCCACCACTGGCCCGTCCAACGCCACCGACCCCATGCGTGGATTCAGGATCAGTGCCGCTCCTACGGGCGGCACTGTCCAGGCAGCCTCCACCGTGACCAAGTCGGTCAGTTCCACGGCTGCAACCATCGCGGACATCCGGATTGCCAATCCAACCGCTACCGCCCTCACGCCGTTCTTCAACTCCCCGGCACTCAACTCCGGGGCGCAGGGGACCGGCGTGGTCCACCAGATCATCAACCCTCCGGGTACGGCATTCCTTCTGGTGCCAGGTGAGGGTGTCCTGCTTCAGACCGCAACAGGTACCACCGCTCAGCGGTGGAATGTCAGCGTAGCTTGGGGGGAATTCTAATGATTCAGGCAGGCCCAGTGGCATCCGACATCATCTGCGAGTCGGCGACCGCCACGAACGCCAGTCTCGTCACAGTTCCGGCCGGGCGGTGGGCAACCATCGACATTTCCCTGACGGTGACCGCCGCTCTCGCTGGCACCGCAAGTGCCAGCGTCACCTGGACTCCATCGGGCACGGGGACCGGACCCGCCACCAACAAGACCATCGCAAGGTGCACGGCCACCGGCCTTGCCACCGCAGGTGCTGACAACAGTTCGTACATCACCGCGCTCCTGTACGGCGGTGACACTGGAGCGAGCGGAACGATCGGCTACACCGCCCCGTCCAGCGGCTCGGGAACCTGCGCCATCAACGGTTTCCTACTCTAAGGAGCATCCATGGCAGTCACCCTAGGCGACATGAAGGGGCGCATCAAGCAGCTCCTCCAGGGCTACAGCCGCAACCAGGAGCAGATCACCTGGCTGTCCCAGGCAATGACCGCCGTGGACACCATGTTCTTCATCGACCCCGGGACGGCCAGTGCCATGTCCCGGGGTTTGGTGGAGATCGACGATGAGCTACTCACGATCAGCACCTTCAACGCCCTGGCGGGCACGGCCACTGTAGCGGCTGGACAGAATGGGCGTGGTGTAGAGAACACCACGCCCGCCTTCCATGACCTCAACGCCATCATCACCATGGACCCCGACTACCCCAGGCAGCGGATCACTGAGGCGATCAACGACACCATCAACGCGGTCTACCCGGACCTGTACGTGATGTCGTCCTTCGAGTTCCCTAAGACCGCCGCACGGTATGAGTACTCGATGCCCATCGATGCCGAGATGGTGTACAAGGTGACGGCCGACACTATCGGCCCGTCCAAGGTGAAGTTCCAGGCTCAGCGGTGGCGCTTCAACCCTCAGGCCCAGAACGACGCGGCGTCTGGCCTGACCACGGGGAAGACCATCGAAGTCATGGACCAGATCGTCCCTGGAAGGACGATCCGCGTCATGTACATCAAGAAGCCTGGCACGCTCTCCCTGAACTCGGATCCCTTCGAGGCGACCACCGGATTCCCTGAGCGCTACGTGGACATGATCCAGTTCGGAGCCGTCTCCCGGCTCCTCCTGGGCCTTGAGCCCGCTCGCCTGCAGCAGAAGAGCGTGGAGTCCACCGAGCGCGCACCGCTCGTCCCCACAGGTGCTGCCAACCAGGCGACCATGATGTTCCAGCGCAGGTTCCAGGAGCGCTTCGACCAGGAGCGCGACCGCCTCAAGGAACTCTTTCCCGCATATCAGGTGTTCCTCGCGTAATGCGCGAGAGAGGAAGGTGATTGGGGATGGCACAGTCCCGCTTTCTACTCTAGTACCGCCGTTCCGACGGCGCTCACCGGCAACATCACTTCGGCCAACGTGGTCATCAACGTGGCTTCAGCCACTGGCTTCCCCGCTTCCACCCCGTTCATCATCGCCGTGGACTACGGCACTCCGAGCGAGGAAGTCTGCCTGGTCACCGCTGTGGCGGGCCTGGCATTCACGGTCACCCGTGGGTACGACGGAACCTCCGCCACCTCCCACAACGTGGGTGCTCCCATCCGTCACACGTGGACGGCCATGGACGGCAACGACAGCCGCTTCCATGAGGGCAGCTCGCAGGGTGTCCACGGAATCCAGGCACTGTCCTTCGTCGTGGGTACGCTGGACACTCAGACCCTCACGAACAAGACCCTCACCTCACCGACCATCAACGGGTCGGTGAACATCATCAACCCGAACATCACTGGCACGGTTACCGGTGGTGCGAGCTACACGTCACCGTCCCTTACGGGGACGGTGGACGGTGAGGCCATCTACCTGAAGCCCACCTTCCAGGCTGACATCGACGCGAACCCCTCAGCGATCGCCAAGAAGCGCAGCGCTACTCAGACCGGAGTGCTCACTTCGTGGCGCAATGACACCGGCACGGAGCTGGCCAACGTGGACAGCGCTGGTGTCGGCAACTTCAAGCAGGGCCTGAAGGCGGGATCCACTGGACAGCTGGCCGTTGACGCCAGCGGCAAGATCTCCAGTAGCACGATGACTTCGGCCTTCGCGGGGAACTTCAACGCGGCCACCACCAGCAGCACTACGTATGTGGACTCAACCATCCTGCTGTCCACGACGGTGGTCGTTCCCCCGTCCGGCAAGGTGTTCATCTGTGGTGACACGTACATGTACAACGCCACCTCCGGTGAGACCTCCTACGCGGTCATCATGGTCACCGGCAGCACGAGCGGTCTTATCCGGGACTCCATCGATGCCAACGCCATCAAGACCGTGGCATTCAACACGGGCGACAACAACATCGTCCCCGGACACCAGTCGTTCATCACCACCTCGGCCAACCCTGGCGAGACGCTGACCATCAAGTGGCAGCACCGGGTCACCGGTGGTGCCGCTGAGTACGGCTCTCGGACGCTGAACGCCATTCCCCTTCTCGGTTAGGAGATCCTCGTGGGCTTCCACTCCCTGGTCCAGAGGATCACCTTCAAGGTCTCAGGCCGGGCTGTCAGCAGCTCCGGCCTGTACGTCCCCTCCGACCTTCAGTACGACTACGCCATCGGCGGAGTCCCTCTCCTGTCGGCAGCCGGAGACCAGACCCCCGACATCGAGAAGCCGGTTCAGCAGCGCAAGGACCAGTTCGACGCCTTCAAGGATCCAGGCGAGTACTCACTGAATCAGTGGTGGCTGAGGTCTCAGGGATCCTTCATTGGTGGCGAGGGGGTCATCTACCAGGATCCCGACACTCAGGGTGCGGCCAAGAACATCCGCTACCACCACAGCCTTGGCGTGGACCCCTTCACCAATCCCGATCTGCTCGGTCTCCTCAGGGAGACCGAGCAGGCAACAGCCATTGGCGGGAGCAACACCGGCTACCCGTACATGGCCAGCCAGATCAACACCTTCGGTGACTGCGTCTGGGTTGCCCGTGGCTCCACGATCGAGATGCGCAAGGTGACTGCCAGTGATCTGACTATCCAGTCCACCAGCACACTCACCACCTCTGGCCCGACCCAGCAGATCCGTGGCGACATCGCCACGTTCAAGGCGGTCTCCGGGTCCGTGGACACCTACTTCTCCATGGTGTTCATGCAGGACTTCTCGTCTGCGGCGAACTCCGGCATCTGGCGCACCGACGCCGGAGCTGTCACGTCGACCAGGGTCTACCAGCCGCCTGCGGACCTGAACTTCCCGACGGTAGCCAAGGCCCGAGGACTCCTGGCCTTCGGGGCCAGGAGCGCCCTGTATATGCTGGACCCGTACGCCGCTCCGAACACCGCACTCCCTGCCTCGCCGAACGCCTCGGTTCCGATCGACCAGACGATTGTCTCCATTACCGACGGACCCGATGCCGTCTATGTGGGGGCGAACGATGACAACCGTGGCTACATCTACAAGACCACGTTCGGCGCCACTGGCCTGGTCAACGGCCTGACCCTCACTGCGGTCATGCCTCAGGGTGAGCTGATCAATGACTGCCAGGCGTACGTGAACACGTATCTGGTGGTCACGTCGAACTCCGGCATCCGAGTGGGACAGTTCACCACCTCGGCCGGTATCTCCAACATCCAGTACGGGCCTCAGATCCTCACCGTCCCCGTCACCGCGCTGGACAGCGGGTTCGGGAAGGTCGCCTTCTACGGTACGCATGCTTACGTGGCAACCCTGGGCCAGGCCCAGCACGACGGCATGAAGGGAATCATGGCGGTAGACCTGGCGACTATCATTCAGGATGCCAACACTGGGGCGAGCTTCAACCCGTACTGCACGTGGACGTACTTCCCGAACAACAACCAGCCCGTGTACGACGTGGCCGTTACGCAGACCGGAAGGGTCTGCTTCACGGCGGACTTCGGCACGAACTCCAAGGCGTACGTGGAGCATGCGACAACCCTCATTGCGTCCGGATACCTGGACACGGGTCGCTGCCGCTTCAACACTGTCGAACCGAAGCTGTTCAAGTACTTCTCGATCCGCACTCCCACCCCGCTGCAGGGTGACCTGACAGTCACCCTGCTTGATGACACCAACGGCATCACGAACTACATCACCTACGGTTCGACCTTAGATCCAGGCACGGGGGACATCGCCACCCCGATCCCCGGTGGACCCCGCAACTGGCAGGCGCTGCGCTTCACGCTGCGCCGCTCCAACACTGACGTGACCGTGGGTGCCAAACTGGACTCCTGGCAGATCAAGGCGCTTCCCGGAGTCCTCAAGCAGCGCATGATCGTGCGCCAGTTCCTGTGCTTCAACAACATGCAGGACAAGGGAGGCAACAGGATCCAGGGTGACACCCTCGCCATCGACACGCTGACCGCCATCAGGCAGATGTGTCAGCGTGGAGACACGGTCACTCTTCAGGATCTCTCTCAGGACATCTCCACTCAGGTCATCATCGACGACTACCAGTTCGCCATGAGGACTCCTCCCGGCCCGAACAAGGAGAACTTCGGAGGCATCCTCACGGTCACCATGAGGACCGTTGCCGACGCGGTGTCCACCCTCCCCACTCAGGTTCCGGAGACGGACTGATGGACCAGTCGGCAATACTCGCTGTGGCTATGGCCCTCAGTGGGGCCATAGCCGGATTCCTTGGCGGGAAGAGGAACGGAGAGATCGCCGCTCAGACCGTCACCTTACTGCAAGCCCAGGTGGAGGAGCTTCGCACTCAGTGCGGACAGATCCCCTCACTCCACGAACGCATCGCCATCCTTGAGGAGATGGTCACCCAGCGGGCCAAGGTCGAAGAGGTCCTGGAGATCGTCACGGAGATCAAGGAGAAGCTTCAGTGAGTGATGCAATGATACCCTCTTGGTATCATCGGGACATCATCGCCCCGATCACCGATGCCGACAGAGAGGCTGTAAGGGCCTCTCAGCGCATCATGGGTATCCCTGAGACTGGTTGCCTGGACGGGCCCACAAAGGCCCGTCTAAGGGGCTTCCAGGGCCTTTTCAGGCTACCTCAGACGGGAGTGCTCGACCGTGCTACTGCCACCGTCCTGGAAGGGATCCGATCACACCATGCCTAACCCCTCAAGCAGGTGGTTCAAGGATGCCGGTGAGCGCGTCGTCGCCACTGGCGTCTGTGCGGCAGCCGCCGCCGGGATCACCTACACGTCCGGACTCGACTGGGTCTGGGCCCCCGTACTCACCACGCTTCTGACCGTGGTGAAGACCATCGCTGCTCGCTTCGTGGGCGACAGCGACTCTGCCGCCCTTCGCAAGGAGAACTAATGTCCGGAATGGACAACACCTCGGAGACCTTCCGGATCTCCGCCGGTAGCACCACCCTGAACCAGAACGACTACGTCCTACTGATCCTCGGCGCTACTGGCGCCGTGACTGTCACCCTGCCGCTTGCGGCTGCGGTCCAGCCGGGTCGCTGCTACCAGGTCTACAAGGACGCAGCCGCGCAGACCATCACCCTCACCGCATCCGGCTCCGACACCATCAACGGTGGCGCCCTCACCCTGGCGTCTGGCGCCAAGCACAGCACCACGCTGATGTCCGATGGCGTCAGCGTGTGGTATCCGATCGATGGCTACTGACCGTACACGGCCAGGTACGCGATAGCGTTCCTGAGTCTCCAGAAGGCCCCCTCTTTGGAGGGGGCCTTCTTTGCGTTCTACCACTCCACTCGCGTGTGCGGTGCGCACTGCGCAGGATCGCGACTCTCATCTAGCCAGATGGCCAGGTTGCCAGTGATGGTCATTCCAACATCGTAACCATCCCTCTCGCACTCCTTGATCAGCTCGCTGATCTTGAAGGCCCACTCCTCAGGACTCACGGGCGTGCTCCTTGTTGTAGATCTCCTCATCGATCGAGTAGACGGAGCGGAAGAAGCAGTCGAGCCATTGGGGCTTGAGGCCTTCCACGTCATCCGCAACGTCATAGCCACCTACCGTGCGAGTCATGCCATACCGTTCCTCGATGGGCTTCACGGCATCGCAGTATTCCTTCCAGAACTCGAGCGCAAGGCGCTCGAACCTGACTCGATGCCTCTGCCGCTCAGCCCAAGACTCCTCGAGTGTCACCAGTCCCTCACCTCTTCCTCGATCCTCGGACTCTCCACCAGGTGATCCTTCCCCTGCAGAGTGGCCCTGAGTGCACGGGCAAGCTCTTCCCACCCCGCAATGTCGGACTCACTCTTGGGGTACGCCTCGATTGTCAGGCGCCTGTAGCTCATTATCACCCTGTCCACCTCGAACACAGTGCGTCGTGGTCCGGGAGCAGCCTCCGGCACTCCCGGCAGATCAGCCTGTCGATGATGTTCACAGCATCCCAACCCACTTCCCGTCCTTGCGGAGAATGATGACATCTCTTCCGATGTCAGTCACGATCTTGATGCCCAGCTCCTCCAGGAAGGAGTCCAGGCGGTTCATGATCTCCTCGTCGCTCATGTCAGGCCTCCGTTCGGGCAGCCCAGCGTGTGGATGGGGAACGGCTGACCGCAGCTCTCGCAGCGCCGCTCAAGGATGATGGGGAAGAAGCTCACTGCTGCGCCTTTCGACAGTTGCTGGCGTGCCAGAGGCGACGCTTGCATTCGGGACAGATAACACCCTTACTGATGGGTTCAGCCATCGACGTCTCCCCTCAGCAGTACAACTCCACCGTTCCGAATGACCACTCCGGAGGTTTCCCCCGAGCAGTCACACCCTTCCTGCCACACCTTCAGCTTCCCGGCTTTGGCATCGCCTTGTCGAAGCTTCTTCAGTTCCTTGAGGAGCTCATCGAGAGTCATCGACATCCACCCATTCGAGTGAGGCGATGCCGATGCCTATCGCATCGATCACGGCCTCAAGCTTCTGCACCTTGCCCTCGATTGTGGCGTTACCATGCTGATCCTTGATGCGACGCTTGGCCTGACTCTTCCCGACCGGCCCGTCATACGGCCCGTAGATGGAAGTGAACTCTTCGAACGCGTACGCGTGCCTGATGACCGCCCGGTAGATCTCGGTCGTGTCCCCCGTCGATCGTGCCATCAGTGCTCCTCGATCCAGATCTCGACACTGCCGTCCGTGGCGGTCCACACGGATTCGCCGTGCTCCATGAAGGTGCGGTTGGTGATGCGCTGCTGACTCACGATGGAGTTGAGCACCGAGTCGACAGCATCCTTGCGGGATGAGAACGGACCCATCTTCAGGTCCCCACTGCCGTCCGAGTACTTCATGTGCTTGTAGAAGCTCACGTGTTCCTCCAGTTCTTGGGCTGCCACACACCCAGAGGGCTGGGCGCCACAACGCCCAGCCCTTCGATCTGCCCCTTGAGACTCTGAATCTCCAGGGCCTGAGCGGACACCTGATCCATCACGGCAGCCAGCTGCTCCGCCATGAGCTTGATGTCGTAGCCACCCAGCGGGTGGTTGTACGGCTCCTCCGGCATGATGCTCACTTGATCACGTCTCCGCAGTTCTTGCAGGCGTGGAACCGGACGTGGACCCCGTCAACGATCCTCTCCAGAGTGCTGGGGATGTGACCCTTGCCGGTCGATGGACAGATGCTGTCCCGATCAACCGAGCGGTAGTCAGCCTTGGATCGCTTCTCCATGATTCCTCCTACTTCGGCATGTTGTTGCAGTGGTTGCACCAGGTGATGATCTTACCCGTCTCCGGGTGAGGCCAGTTCTTCCACTCGTGCCGCCCGTTCGGGCTCTTGGCGCACGAGGAGTTGATGGGAACCTTCTTGACCGTCATGCTACCTCCCGTTAACTGTACCCCGCGTGGACTGGAGGGGACTCGAACCCCCGACTTCCGCCCGTAACGGCGGGCTCTGTCCGCTGAGCTACCAGCCCTTGGCGGCGGGGCCCTGAAGCCCCGCCGCTTCCCTACTTGCTCTCTCGTTCGCGCTGCTCGTATCCGATGTCGTAGCCCTTGCGAACCGCAACACTCACCGCTGCGCAGATGTCCACCAGGATCTCGTCACTGTACCCGCGAGAGTCCAGGTGCTTCACGCCATCCGCCCCAACATAGGGGAGAAGTTCACGCTCGAAGATCTTCTTCACTCGTCTTCCTCCTCCTCGAACTCGTCGTCCCAGTCCTCGTCGATGCCGAGCTCACAGTCCTGACACATCAGTCCATCCTCCCGCGCTCAGGCCACCACCAGAAGTATTCGGCGCTCACCTTCCAGCCCACCAGCTCAACCTGTGCACCCATGATCAGGTTCTGGCACTGAGGGCACGGCTTGTGGGTGCAGTAGAGCACCGCCCCAGAGGCCACAGAACCGGCCCTCAGGAGGGCGTTCGCCTCGGCGTGGATGCCGGAGCAGGGGAAGGCGTGGTAATCCTCAGGAAGGGCCCCTGTGAGCCCTCCTCTGGGGCACCCACCACTGAAGCACTCGGGCTGCTTGGGCGCTGTGCCATTGTACCCAGTGCTGATCACTCGATTGTCCTTGACCAGCACGGCGCCCACCTGGCGCCGTGTACACAGCGAGCGAGCCGCCATCACCTCAGCGATGGCCAGCCACGTCCCGTGCCATGAAGGCCTGGTCACATCTCCACCACGCTGTCGATGTTGCGATGGTCGAACATGTGATCCCTGACCTCATCCTGGATGGAGTAGTAGAACTCATGCCACTCGGACGACCAGGTGATGCCGCCAGCATCCACCCAGCGCCGGTACAGCGTGGCCTGCTCGGGCGTCAGCTTGATGTCCAGGTCATCCGGCGCGTAGAACTCGATGTGGACCCTCACTTCGCCACGTCCTTGCCGTAGTAGCCCGCCGCGTAGTACGTCTGGAAGGTGTAGCCGTAGGGCAGGTCGTCTTCGTCAACCTCCCACATGTCGCGGAGCTCGTCGTATCCCCTGCTCCGGTCGGCCATTCGGCGCAGGTAGTCACCTGCGCCGTCGAAGCTCGACCCGATCGACCCGCCCAGAACCATCGAGTAGACGATCCCGAGCTTGTCGCCCTCCTGGCCGTAGTCCAGGTAGACGGCCCATTGCTTTTCGCTACCGCTCACTGAACCTCAAGCTCCTTGATGTCGTAGCTCTTCTGGAAGAAGTTGCCGTCAGGCTGGGCGTCCTTGAACTTCTCGGCATCCCCTGGAGCCGAGAAGGCCGCCAGGGTTCCGATGTGGTCTCGGTACTCATAGGCATTCACCACCCAGATCTTCACTTGACATCCTTCAGGGGCAGCGGGGTGATGTAGTACTCGCAGTAGCGGGAGGCGTGCCCCTTCGCTTCTTCGGCGGATTCGTAGGTGGTGTGGGCGGAGATGAAGTCCCAGTCATCCTCGGTCTCCCACCACAAAACATAGATCGTGCTCACTTGCTCTCCCCTGGGATCATGGCGCGGATGTGGTCCGCGCCATACTTCACGTACATGCTGTTCACGTCCTGATCCTTGTCCATCTCGACAAGGATCACCTTGCGGCCAAGCTCCTTCTGGAGCTTGCGCCCCAGTCCACTGCCCGCGCTGTCACCATCACAGAAGACGTAGATGAAGCGGAAGTCGGACAGGATGTCCTTCCACCAGGGCTTCCAGTTGGTAGCGCCCGGGATGCCCACGGCCGAGAGGCCGCACTGAGTCAGCGTCAGTGCGTCAATCTCCCCCTCCGACACGTAGATGTCAAGGCTCTCGGTGAACAGGGCTTCCACATTGTAGAAGCTGGTGCCCTGCCCCTCGGGGCACAGGTACTTGGCGTGCCCAACACACGGTCCCTCATGCCGGATACACCGGAACTTGAAGCCGATCACCCCCGCCCTCGTAAGGTACGGGATGGACAGGCGCCCGACGTACCTCTCATGTCCGGGATACAGCGGAGGCTCATCCTCCGCTGGCCTACTCACCAAGCCAAGTGCGGCGGAAGAGATCGACTGGGGATTCAGGCCTCGCCTTCCGAGATGCGGAAGAGCGCCCTCCACGTTGAGGGCGTACCGTTCCGCCGCTTCGGTCAGTGATCTCCTCTGCTCGCTTGACAGCATCCCAGTAGTCCAATCCCTCATGCTTCATGATGATCTGCACTGCGTTGCCCCGAGGGCAGGTGTCGTATGCCTGGCACGTGAACACCTGCTCCTCGGACTCATCGGTCCGCACACGCCCTGAGGCGTGGCGATCCCCGTGGAAGGCGCACCTTATGCCGTGCCAACCACGGTCCTCCTCGATCGGGTCAAACCCAAGCGCCTCAAGAACTGGGGCGATCGGGAAGGAAGGGAAGGGAAGGGAGGTCGTGTCGAACCTGCTGCGCATATGCCTCCCACTCCTTGACCTGGGATTCCAGTCGCTGCACGTAGCCGATCAGTGCCCGCATGTCCTCGAACAGCATAAACGTCAGCCACTTGGCGACCCGCTCCGGCCCGTAGCCGTCGGGTCGCATGATGCAGATGGACCACTCGTCGTCGCGGTCACGCTCGGCCATCTGCTTGGCCCACTCGGTAGGCTTGAACTCGCGACGCGCCTTAACCTCGCACGCCCAGCCCTCGGTGTTCTTGATGTCCTTGCCGGGGAGCGAGGCAGCCAGGGACTCCGCCTCGGGGAACACCGGCTTGAGGTACTCGGCCGCGAACACCTGCGTCTTGCGTCCACGAGAGACGCGACTGTCAGTCACCGAGGTACTCCTTAAGGTCCTCCAGGGTGTAGAGGGTCCAGGTGTCATCGTCCTGATCTTCCCAGAAGAGCTGGACCGACTCCGGGCGGTCCCAAGATGCCGCCAGCAGGGACCTTGCCACCCAGCCGAGTCCAACGTGATTGAAGGCGGCACCCCACAGGGATGACTCCATGACCTTGTTTCCGCCGTACCAATCCCCATCGTCGCCGCACTGGAACGCCTGACCCCTGTACTCGTCAAGCTTGGCCAGCTTGGCGTTCACCTCACTCATGCGAACACGAGAATTCTCCATGATGGAGAAGGAGACCAGGGCATTGCTTACGACACTCACTGCCACTCCTTACTCTGCACGTCGAACGTGCGCTGGTAGCCACAGTACTGGCAGGTGTACACCCCTGCCAGCGTGTGCTTGTAGATGTGCCCCTGCTCGTTGCGGGGGCACGGGCTGTTACCGGGCGTAGCACTTGCCACAGCGGAGCCCCTTCCCGTCCCTGACCCACACGTGCTCCCCGCCCTGCGGGCAGGGGCCCCACTTACCAAGCTGGTTGCTCACTTACTCCACGTCCTTCCACAGATGATGCACGCCCAGCCGCCCAGGAGTTCCATCCACACGTGCTTCCCGTCCGCTGAGCCGAGGCAAGGTCCGTCTGTCACTTGCCGTCCGCCTTGTCCTGGGCCTGCTTGAGGGCGGTCTCGTAGCTGTTCTTCATGCGGAGGTAGACGGACGCTTCAAGGCGTCCGTTCTTGTAGTCCGTCTCCCAGGCCTTCAGCATGCGCTTGATGTTGTCGACTTCAGACACTGGCCTTCTCCTGTCCGATGGGCCTGAGTTCATCCCAGACCTTGCACTTGGCGGGGTCTACGGCCAGACGGTAGTACGTCTGGCCGCTGGGGTCCTGCCTGCCGTTGCGGTTCTTGACGCAGGCGAAGAGGATCTGATCGCCCTGTCCCACCTGCGTAAAGATGGTGGCGGGAACCTGGTCGGCCTTCCCGAAGACGGCCGACTTGGGCGGGCAGGGGTTGTACTTGTTCTCCCCGCCCTCTCGCGTATGGTGCATGACGATGACCGCCGTGCTCCACTCCTTCGCGATCTTCTTCAACTCCTTGAAGAGATCCCAGTACTGCTGTGCTTCCACCCCGTCATGGTCCATGTTCATGGCGATGTCCACGAATGTGGCCTGAGGATACTCCCCGTACATCTCACGGAAGCCCTCGCCGAACTGGCACAGGCGCTCGATGTTCGGCGAGGAGTGGAAGTCGAAGCGGATGTTGTCCCACCCCCGGAGCACCTTGTACGCCTGCTCCGGGTGGTCCTTGACGATGCGCTCACACCGGTCGAAGTCGAAGCCGGTGAGCATGGCCAGAGACCTGGCCACGATGGTGTACATGGTGCTGTCGTTGCTGAAGTACAGCGAGGGCACGTCGAACACCCGAGCACAGTTGAGCGCCAGGATGGTCTTCATGGACCCTGAGGGACCGGCGAACTCGGTCACCTCACCACGGTAGATCCTCGCTCCCGCATCCTGGAAGGCGCGGAAGGGGTGGGGCAGGGGGACCAAGTCCCCCATGCCCTCCATGGCCGCACGTGCGAGACTACGCATCCTCACCCTCTTCCAACCAGTCTTCAAGGTCGACGTTGTAGCACTTGGAGGCGATGCTGAGAACGTCCTCCTCGCTCCACGCCGCAACGAGATGCCCATCGTCATCCCTCAGCCAGAGGTTACGCACCCTCCCGCCTCCGCAGCCCCTGGTGCAGAGCCCGCTGAAGGGCGTCGTAGTCGGGGTACTCCTCAGGCCTGTAGTCGATGGTGTAAAACAGCTCCTCGACCAGGCACTTCGCCTCCGACACGCTCATGTGAAGGATCACCTCACCATCCTCCCAGCTTCCGATCACTTGATCACTCCACTGAGGAGCTGATAAAGCTCCCAGGATCCCGGATACCTCTCGTTGTCCGCCTCGGCGGAGAGTAGCTTGTAAAGGGCTTGAGCCTCCTTCAGGTCCAGTTCTATGGTGATCTTGCACTCGGTGTCGACCTTCATGATTCCTCCTTGGGCAGGGGCGGGGCTTTAGGGCCCCGCCCCTAAAGTCAGACTAGAACGGAGCGTTGTTGTCCAGCTTGGCGCTGAAGGTGTGGCGCTTGTCATCGTCCTTGCCCCGGCGCATGCCGAAGGTCCAGCCCACCGGGATGTCCGACTGCTCGGACTCCATCAGGGCGGCGATCACCGCGTCAAAGTGGCCACCCTTGGTGATCATAAAGGTGCCAGCCGCCATCTCCTCGGACTTGAAGCCCACCTCCTCGGAGTCCAGGTCCAGCTTGCGGAGCGTGATGTCCTTCAGGTCGACGAACTGAGCGTCCTTCTTCTTGCCCTCGTTGAACTTGTCGTCGATCTGCATGATCTCCGACACGCGGGTCACGGTGCCCTTGAAGGCCTCGCCGACGTGGTTCAGCCAGATGGCCGGAAGCTTCTCGTGCTCCCCGCCCTGCGACTTCTTGTTGCGCTCGATGACCTCGGCGTACTTCGGGTTGATCGGCATGGTTCCCTCTCGTCGTTCTTGCAGTACTCGCCTGGCCCACTTGGTGGGCACTAGAAATCCCAGTCGGACGTGCTCTCGGTCTTCGGCTGTGGCTTCGGGGCCACAGCCTTCTTGGCGGGCTTCTTGTCCCACGGACGCTTCGGCTTGGCGTCCACCGCCGAAGGGCTGGAGGGCACCTCTGAGGGCTTCTCCTCCTCGGTCAGGACGGTTGCCCCAAGCTCCTCCTTCAGGGCCTCTACGGCCCCTTCGTGGGCCGTCTCGGGGCCCTCCTCGGGATCGTCATGCATGGTGGCAATCCGGTGCTGCTCCTCGGCCTGCTCAAGGATGGTCAGCTCCCGCTCCGGAGCCTTCGCCCCGGTGAACGCCTGGTCGCGGCCGTAGAGGACGGCCGCCTTGAGGCATGCGTGCCAGTCGCCGAAGTTCTCGGCGACCTCACCCTTGGTCAGGTGATCCATCTGGTCCGCCAGTCCGCCGAAACTCTCGGCGGACACGGAGATCTTGACGTGCTCATACGGCCCGAGGTTGACGATGAATTCCGCGCTAATCGACACTGATCCTCTGCCTCTCTCGTGCGCAGGTCCGGCAGGCTCGCCAGCCCTTCGGGCTGAAGTGCGTGTTCTTCTCGGAGTACTCATGCCCATGGGGGCAGTGAGTCCGAGTGTCCTTCTCTCGCTGGTTGTTCACCTTCTGAGTGACTGGATCCAGGTGGCCTGGATTGACGCACCAGCGGTTGCGGCAGAGATGATCGAGGTGCAGGCCTTCCGGAATCTCCGTCACCATCATCTCGTACGACATGCGATGAGCAAGCTTCGCTCCGTACCTGCCGTAGCCGTTCGACATCAGGCGTCCGGTCCATCGCCAGCACTCGCCGCGCTGCTTCACCTTGGGCCAGAAGCGATCAGCGACACTGGTTCCAGTCCAGCGATTGCGCCTCTCGGCTTCGATACTCACTTCCCATCCCTCCCTGGTTGGGTCTTGCAGTTGGACTCCTGCAGGCAGAACTTGCAGGAGTACTGAACCCGAGCGGGGAAGACGCCCCGCTCGATCTTCCGCCATGCGTCCGCGTACATCAGACCCATGGACTTCGGGGACTCCTTCAGCTCGACGGGCCGAGCCTTGGATGCCTGCGGATTGACCATCAGCCAAAGGCCCTTGAACTCCAGATCCCTGTAGATCCCGGACTTCATGAGCGCATTGTAGGTCTCAAGCTGAAGGTTGTCCTTCGGCTTGCTCTTGCCCGTCTTCCAGTCCCCGATGATCGGACCATGCTTCTTGTGCTCGCCGACGATGTCGGCATATCCCTTGATCGGGACGGGGCAGGGATCCAGGTTGCCGCTCACGTCAAGCTCGCACTCCCATGCGTCGATCTGTTCCAGTTGAGCGATGGCTTCCTCGGCGCAGTCCTGCGCGAGGATGAGTGCCTTCTCCTCGACGACTGGGTCCTTGTCGGATCCAGCGTGAGCCCACGCATGGGTGTCTGGTTCGATCTTCATGAGGCGTTCGACCTCGGCGATGAACAGCTCTTCGGCATAATCCCTAACGTTCACGTCCTTGTCAAGGAAGTCCTTGAGATACCCCTCCACCACGTTGTGCACGGCGGTGCCAGTAGCAAAGTACCACGCCTGGCGGGGAGTCATCTTGTCGACCCGCGACAGCTCGAACTGTCGCGGGCACTTCCGGTACGCATCGAGTGCGGAGTAGCTCAGGTGATCGGGCAGTGTCATGCAGGTATCTTAGTGGGCGAATGGCCCAGCTTGCACGTCACGCACTCGCGAACCTCGCGCTCATACAGCTCGCCGTTGGCCCGGCGGAGCTGCCTCACATAGGCATACGTGTTCTCCGGGGTGAACCGGTGCCCCTTGGAGCACGTGGTCCTCTTGCCCGCTCCGCGCTTGCGCTCCCGGTCCTTCTCGCGACGGCAGGTGAGGCACCGCCCATCGCCGGAGAGGTCGTCGCTACTTCTGAGCACGTGCCCCTCCCCGCACTGCCCCCGGTCCAGCATTGTCACTCGCCGGGCCGGACGGCCCCTCAGGCGATCGGACTGCTCGTCAGGGATCCGCCCTGCTCGAAGTGCGTACTCGTCGTCGCCAGCTGTCGCGCTCCGACCGCACTCCTTGAAGACGGGGCACCAGAGGCATGCCTTGCGTGCCTCAAGCATGGCGGGGAAGTGTTCGGTAGGACCAGCGATGAAGAGATCCGGATCCATGCCGACGCAGGCGCCCCTAAGGCGCCAGTCGTCGGGTGACGGGGAGAACTCAACCGCACTCTGCTCCCGCTCGCTGTGCTTACCCATCGTAGTGAGCGCCCAGATCGTCCCACTCTTCAAGATCATCAACTCCTTCTGTGACGGGGGGAACTACCAACCCGTGAACTTGGACATCTGTACAAGAGCAGAGAGACCGGCCCGAAGGAGCCGGTCTCTCTGTGTTCCCAGGGAAGGAGGAACCTCTTGGTAGCGAGGATCTGAAGGAGCTTGCCACCCCAGATCCTCGCCCGTCTCTGTGATCCTAAGGATCCTTGACTGCCTGGCCCTCAAAGGCCAGGCAGTCAAGCACACCTAGGTGCACTTAGCATTCTTGTGATCCTTGAGGGGTGCTCCCCTAGGGGTCCGCACCCCTCAAGTACACTTAGGCATTCAGGCTTTCCCCCGTTACCCAGCTCGCTTGACCCAGCGTAGCAGGTACTGTCAAGCCATGCAACCCGGATGCCGGTGCGTTGTGCCGAGCTGGACCCCGCCTATGGGAGCCCCCGAGAAGGGGCTCCAGGGGGTCATAGACGGCCTCGTGCAGCCCCCTTGGGCAGTTGGTCCATGAGCTGCCTCAGCTCCCTCCTGATGGCCCTGTAGCGCATCCGGATCAGTAGGTGGTCGTCGGCTGGCGGGGTGTAGCCAGGGTGGTCGAACACTCGGCCATGCCAGCGGTCGTAGCTGCCGCAGAAGCGGCAGCCCGACACGAGGCGGTAGTCCAGTCGGCTACTCACCCCTGACCTCCGCCTCGACCGCCTTCCGCACCTCCGCGTAGACGCCCCTCCAGAAGAGGTGAGAGGCGGAGGTGCGGTCAGTGTTGTTGCGGATGTTGTTCCACGTCCACGTCAGCATCTTCGGGGTGAGAGTGACAGTCACCCCCGTTACCTTGGTCTCGGTCTTGACCTTGACTTCGAAGTTGTTGCCCTCGGGGATTGTAGCTTCCTCATCGCTGTTGTGGCATGTACATGAGCATTTGCCACGCGTGTACCGCACTATGCAGTCCACGTGCGCTCCATCCCGACAGTCGATGAAGACGTACCCATCAACGCTCACGACTCGTCCTCCATCTCGCCCAGGACTGCCTTGAGGACCCTCTCGAACCTCTGTTCGGGGCACTCGAAGTGGAAGTAGCGCCCGCCCATCTTGCGGGCGCGCTCAGGCTCCACCTCCATCCCGCATCGACCGCAGGTGTAGGTCTTCTTGATGGCCATCACTTCTCCTTGTGGCACTCGCAGGTGCAGATGCAGCACTCGGGAGCGTCCGCC